CAACAAAGGTTATCAATATCTCGACGCCGAGTAAGGTTAAAAACGTCTTCTTCATCTACCAATTATAAGGGGTTTCGTGAGGTTTGTCAAATGTATCTACGTATTTTCTTTTAGGATGAAAAAATTGACCCCGGATAGCGAATGGACAAGGGGCGGCTAGGGGACCCCCCACAAACCCGTGTCCAGAAGGCCACCAAGCCCCTCTATATGGGGGCTAAAATGGGGCTTTTTTGGGTGTTTTTGACCCCTTAGCCGTAGGGGCTAGGGAGGGTAAACGGTGGGAGTTTGTTGGCCCTACCGTGGGGCTTAAACAACTGGCTCACCGCCGCAGTCGGTGTCATCAGCGAAGGGGATGGCTTCGTCTTGCTCCATCGGAGACATGGTGATAAGGTCTTTCAGTTCAGACTCGGCAGATATGTTGGAGAAATCGTTCATGGAGATATTATACTTTATCCCCTACGAATGGCAAATCGTTTCTTTAAGAAATACCACAGACGAATGGTTTCAACAATCAGGAAGGCCAACCAAACTACTGGCATCATATAGAAGAGGATTCTTTTCATTTGGTTTAGTCCATGAGAGGCAGAGACTTGTAGTAAGCATTCTGAGATTCTTTGGTAACATGAGACTTAAAACTTCTAGGGTCAATCTCATGCGGGTGAAACATCATTTTTGCTTTGGTGATAGCTTCGAGATAGGTTATGGCTACGATGCTGTTAAATCCGCCTCCTACGAATGTAAAGCTCCACAGAACAGGTTCTATGGACAAAGCATGAGTATTGACGGTGGTAATTGTCGTTGGATATCTAACAATCGAGCCTTCTTGACGGCTGACGTAAGCCTTGTCGTCTTCAAAAGTGAATCCCATGTCAATGAGTTTACGGAGCATCTCCTTGCCCTCTTCATCATCCTTGACGTTTATGGCAGCTTTGAAACTCAGGACGTGTTTGACTTCTTTCTTTTTCATGGGATTATTATACTATTTGACGGCCATCTTGTCAACAGCTTTCTTTAACAATTCCACGGGAGATTCATATCCATCTTCGTTGATGGGTTCGTTGTGGGTCTTCTCGTAACCATCTTCGTTGATGTATTTGATTTCGAGGCGACCGGACGGCCAGACGGTCAAGCTACTCAAGTGTTCAGCAATCCACTCAAGCCTTTCGGAGTCGTTCATAGATTCTTAAAGACGGTCCGACGCAGCTGCTGGATGCTTCCATGAGAACCACGGGTCGTCGATTGGCAAGCCTTGGCCCAGAACTCGTCAAGGGTAATGGGTTTGTTCCAGTCAGCGTCGAAGTCGCCCTTTCTATCCCAACCATCGGGGTCAAGGACTTCGATTCCACTCAGACGACACCATTCAGCAGACGATTTCTTCATGGGATTATTATACAATATTCCAAGTAATTGTCAATAGATTTGTTTCTATCGACAGGATTCCAAGTTGACGAATTGAATGGCAGCGATTTCGGAAGAGGCAACCATGAATGTAGCGTTCGGAGTGGCGTCATCGGGCGTGACGTAACTCTTTATTACGTTAGGAATTTCTTGTCCAGCAATCCAACCATCGGCCGTTTCTGTATCGACAATCATACCCAAGGGTGATGGATTACCCTTGAACAAAATGGCGACTTGAGTTCTTCTCATAAATTACCTTGGGTTTCCACAGAAAGGACATTTGGGCCAATTTGATTTCTTTCTTGGATTCGTTGATGTTTTACGTTTAGCTTTGATGTGCGTCTTCACGTCGGCTGCTGAGAAGAAACCGTCTTCACCAGATGGGAGAACGAATCGAAGAGTATTCGTTGGATATCCGATAGGATTCTTTACGTTCAATCGTGCGGGACCAACGTAATGAGTGTCAATAGGAAAGCTTTTGTCCCGAAAATCAATGTGATACGTTTCGCCAACTTTGATGTCTCTGTATCTCATGGTGATATTATACCTCGTTTACACACTCTGGCAACCTGATTAACTGGTGTTTTTTGATTCCACAGAAGTTGGCACAATCCTTGACTTCGATGTTATGAACGGTAACGTAAACATCACTGAAATGATGGCCGATTGGATGTTCGTAACGTTCAAAATCCTCTTTCCTAACAATTAGGCGAACGACGTTTCCCGTCTTGTAGTTGGAACTTGGATGTTCGTCGGAGGCAATGATATACAAATCGTTGCTCAGGTAACAAGGTTTGCCTTGGTAATCGTTGATTGTTTTCATTTGATTGTTAGATGATTCCGAACACGAGCAACCAACTGGGAGAACCATCGGGACCGTATCCGTCTGGTTCAGTGCGATGGCCAGTAACGGTTTTGGCTACAGAATCGAAGGAATACTTTTCCAACGTCTTCAAACCAGGCATCTTGTTAATGCCAGTGACTTTGGTATGGGCATCGGCCAGACGGATTCGGAGAAGCCTATCATCGTGTTTGATAAACAATCGGGTAGGAATGGTTTCGGAGAAATGAACTTCGATTTGCGTTCCGGCTTTGATGGTGACCGGGGGTTTCCCGTCCACGGGCATCTTAACGTTCCAATTCAAGTCAACTTTAGTGGTGACTTTCATCGAAGGCGAGAGCTTGATTGTTTCGTTCATGGAAATACTATAAGTTATCACTCAACAACTGTCAAGTGGTATCCGCTGATTGCCTCCAATGTCACGCCGTTGTCAAATCGGATGGTATAGTACTCAAAATCTTGTTCCGGTTCATCATCCTGACCGGCAGTGGCGTTGTCGAAGTTAAGAATGGTTGCGTGTTGACCGTCCAAGTCTTCGATGCCGATTTCCAGTTCGCTGTTGTCGTAGCCGAATTCTGTCGGAGAAATGTTGTGAAGGTTAAATTTGACATGTTGACCATTCTTGAGAACTGGTGTATAAGTCTTCATGGGATTACTATACTTTATAGGTTTAGTTTGGCAAATCAAATCGGGCAGACAAATCAGAATAGTTCAATCCGTAACTCTTTAGATATTCTGTTAACCGAGTTGCCACGTCTGTTTTGTCTGTTCCTACAATAGAGAAACAGGCAGCAATCTCATTCAGCTTCTCCGTCGATAGATTTAACAGACGTTTCTTCATGGAACAAATAACCCTACGATATGGGAAGTTGAAACAGGTCCGTAGTTCCTACTATCCAAACTGTTAGCACGGTTGTCGCCCATCATAAAGTATTCGCCTTTGTTGAGGGTCAGACTATTGTAGTTCCTTGGAATGGTCGGTGTGCCAGTTTTAAGGTATGGTTCGGAGAGTAATTTTCCATTGACGTAAACCCTACTGAATGAGAAGGATATGGTGTCGCCGGGAACTCCAATGACTCGTTTCACAACCAATTGATTATCAATGCTATCGTGGAAGATGACGATTTCGCCGTGGCGAAGGGGGCGAAATTTGAGAATACACTTGTTGACGTAACCAATGTCACCATTTTCGAGGGTCGGATTCATACTCTTTCCAGAGACGGCGACTCGGCTGATTACACACTCTCTAACTGTGAACGCTGTAAACAGCAATCCAATGGAGAGTAACAGAACATTTCTTTGTGTTTTCTTCACGACTCAAGTTACTCCACTTTTTTTGATTGTCAACTTGACAAGGCTAGATTCTTTGATATATTCCAACCATGAAAATTGACATCCGTCCGTTGGATTACTCCACTGTTGAGAATCGTCGTCAACTCCGTCAAGTCAAGAACAGCCGACTTTGTATCTTTCAGAGTGGCGAGACGATTCTGGAGAATCTCTTCAACCGTCACAATCGGCCCTTCAATCTCTATAAGAAGGCAGTCATTCCGGCCGTCTTGGCCGCCTTTAAGGCGAAGGGAATCGTAGCGGAGGGATTCTCTTGGAGCCAATATGCTGGCTGTTCGTGTGGCTGTTCGCCAGGCTTTCGGTTCACCGTTCGTGGAACTGGACACAATGTTTTCGTCAATGTCAAGGCCGAAGACTTCGAGAAATTCATCGTTCACACTCAGTCTGAATTTGAACTTGCCAGTTAATAAATAATAGTATAACATATCACCATGAAGAACACACTGACATTCAAAAACGTCACTTACGGTTTCGCTGGTAAATGGGTTTTCCAAGCTGTCAATCCAAACGGCACTACCTTCGAGCTTCGTCGGAAGCTTGTCGGGGGTCGAATGACGGCTGACAAGGTTGCACGACAGATTGCTGGTGCCTCTGCTCGCAAGGGAGAACTGGACAACCTGGCTCGTGTCACCATTGACAAGATCGTTGCCGAGGCGCTCGGCGTGGAACAATAAACCAAGGGGCAAGGATGCCCCACCACTTTCCTATGAAAGACTTCACACCAAAAGATCTCAGAAATGAAATCACCGAACTTCGGACTTTGATGGGAACCAAACCTTTTTGGGCCAAGTCAGAGGAAACTCGTGACGCAGCCTTGAAGGGCCTCACTCACATGTATTTCACGTATGATTCCAGTGGGTTGACGAATGACGAAATCACAACCGTCGCTGAACAATACATGGCCGTTATGAACGAATATGAACGTCGTCATTTTATGATTCTCCGACTTGCCATCAGCTGATAATCATATATAATACTCACATGAAAAATCTCTGTGGAAAGACTCGGAAAGTTAGCCAGCCCTACGAAATCTGGCAAGGCGAAACCCGTGACGTGGGCACCATCACGTATCTGGTTCTCAAGAAGTATCAAACCCCCGAAGCTGAAGCCAACAACCCGTATGCCCGTTGGTTCGTGGCCGCAAAATCGGCCGCTACGTTCGGTGGTTACGACATGGGCGACAACTACATTGCCGAAATCAAACAGATTGCCCGGAGAATCTGGGTGGATGACGGAACGACTCCGATGCCGTCTGAAATCAAGCAGTTGTTTGCTGCCTAAAGTTTTATAGAACGACAAATCGGGTTCGATTCCCGAGGGACGGCTTCGCCTCACCCGGACGGTAAGGATCGTGGTTCTTAAAATTTGACAATCGTTCAGAATTTGATATAATAACACTATGGACATTAAAACACCCGACGATTGGGCAAGGGAGTTCAAGCTTCATCACTGTGTAGGCAATAAGAACTTCGCTAAACAGATTCGTAAAATCCAATTGGAAGCCTACTTGGCCGGCTATGAATCTGATGACCAACGAGCTAAAAAGGTGATTAAGTTTCTTGACACAGAGTAATTTCTTGGTATAATATCCACATGACCTTTACACTTTTTGGTATCAGAAACAAGAAGACGAAGCAGCCGATGGGCTATACCATCTTCAGTAATGAAGGTGGAGAATTCTGTAATTCCACAGGTGCCCGTCTGTCAGTCACTTGTCAGTATGACCCGATTTGGTTGGTCGGAACAAGGGAAGAAGCAGAAAAGACCCTGGCCACCGATTCTGAGTGGTACAACGCGTGCCTGGAACATCCCCTGTGGCCATGTAGTGACGAATGGAATAACAAAGATTACGAAGTTTTCGTTTCTCACTTGACAATCCCATAACCCAAAGTAAAATACGAATATGAATACCGCATGGGAAACTACAGTTGAAGACGTTGATACGGTTCTCCGGGCTCACAACCTTGACCTTGACGCTGACGAAATTCACGACCAGTTGGACAAGGATGACGTTGAAGACGCTGCCTTGTTTGGCGACACAACCGAACAGCAGACCAATTACGCCTATCAAGAGATTGAACATCAGCTGATTGTCTCTCTTGGCCATCTCCCCGAAGGAACCGAAACCAAGTTCCCGTAATGGAAATCAACGAATCCATGTTGCCGGTAGTAGAAGAAGTCCTAACTCGAATGGGTTGGAATTACCAAGGTTGTGACCAATGGGAAGACCCTGTTACTGGTTCAACTTACGGTGTAATAAAGGCTTACGAGATTCAACTTCAACGGAATGAAGATTGACCTTGACAAATCACTTTGAAATAGTATAGTAAATCAATGAAAACGAAACTCACTCTTATCTTTGTGGCCTGTGTTTTGATTGCCTACGTTGTCGTGGTCAAGTATCTTCCCGAAGGCAAGCCGAATTGGATTGGAATATGACCAATACAGAAAAACTCCGAAGAAAAAATCTTAAACAGTGTGGCCGTGAATGGAACAGGGGTTACAATCTGGGATTTCAATTCATGTATAGTCTTGTCACTGAAAACGTTTTGGATAGAAACGTGAAGGATGTTGCCGAAGATCTTCGTGAATATCAAACCATCCTTAATGTAGAATCTACTACATTTCGATTTGGATTTGATGACGGAAAAGCTGATGCCATTTTGGAAGCTGCTGGCTGTGACGTTGTTGCAAAGAATCCATATCGTTGATTTTTCACTTGACATTTCTACAAAAAATTGTATAGTGTCGTTATGAATAACGAACCTGTTCCTACGGTAAATGTTCCAAACGAAATCATCAAAGGCTCGGTCGTCCGTTACAAGGATGGATACGTTCGGGTGACTGCCAAGTTCAAGAATACCGTGAATCTCGGCGGTATCTTCAACGGAAAACTCTACCACAAAGGCGTTCCTCTCTCCGAAGTGGTTGAAGCCCGTGATGAGTGGTATGAAGCTTGGACCCAAAGCGAAACCTATCAGTGTATGTAAACCAAACACAAGGGGCAAGGAAGCCCCTTGACAAATCCTTAAAATAAGGTAAACTCCATTCTAACAATGAATCCAAACATCTTAAATGGTTTGAAACGTGTTCAACGCAAACTGTTGTGTTTCTGTTGGATATTTGCATTTTTCATTGCTCTCGGCATTATCTGTATGATTACTGGCGACAAACCACCGACTCCATTTGTTGCACACGCTCACCTCATTTTCTTTGTCGTCAGTTACTTTCTGTATTGTCTTGTCAAAGCTTTCGTCTGTGGAGTTGAAGACAAGGAAGAATAATAATTTATTGGCCTGAAGCTTAAACCTTTGCATAAGCACTCGCCTCATAAGCGAGAGAAAGCCGGGACGAGTGCCGGCCAGGCCAACCAACTTTCCCCTTGACAGTTTCCTTTTATTATAGTAAACTCTCCTTGTTGATGAGGCCGTCCTGAAGTGAACGCTGAGGGCGCCAAGAGTAGGGGACCGGTACCTGCCCTAAAACTTTAACGTTATCGTAAATTTCTTCTTGACACTCATATAATAAGTGTTAAGATTCATTGTGAAAATCAAATTTCTCAAAAGTTCAACGGCGAAAATGAAATCCTCTCGCACATGCGGCGACGGCTGTTGTTCTTTTACCGAATGGGATAATGAATTCTTTCCCATCGGCGAGGAAGTGGAAGCAGTTGCTGAACAATCCAATTGGTTGCCTGACGGTACGGTTGTGGTCGATGGTTTGAAGTTCAACGAAGACTTTATCATTACGGAATATCCATGATGCCTTCAGGTGTAATCAAACGGAAACAAGCCATTTCTTGTATGACACAGGAACAGTCAGAGAAATACTTTGCCAATTTCTCCTATGATGATATTGTGTCAATGGAAAAACGTCACTGTGTAAAAACCGGAACCTATACAAAGTATGCCAATCGACCCGAACAAAGACCCGTGGGAACCGTTTAATATGACGGTGATTGAATCCATTGGTGACTTTCAGGCCGATGTCGAATTCGATTACATTCCAATTTCGGCCGCTTTGGCCAAGTATTCGAGTCTGTTGGAAGTTCTTTCCTATAACAGGGAGAAAATGACGGTCAACAAGATGCAGGATATTCTTTCCGATGCACACAATCGAATGATGAAGAAACTTCACCGTGGCGAACTTCACTTGGAACTGAATGGAAGTATTCCTAGACTCCCTCAATAATATGAAAAACCCAAAAAAAACATTCTATGATGATTTGGAAACCCTTCGGAAGAAATATCCGATGGTTTACTTTGAAGCTTGGACGCCGGACGATTTTGAAGTTGACAGCAAGGTTGACTGGAACGACTCAAGACACGTCGAAACCGTTGATGAATTGAATCATACATTCGATGCCAATTTCGGAACGAACTGGGACCGGGTTCGTGATGCAAGAGAATGTTCTTGACAAGATATAAAAAAGTGGTAAAGTTTCAACAATGAAAAGACTTTGGTTCATTCTTGGTGTTGTCATGGCAATAATCGCCGTTCTTGGTTCTCTTTATCTTTCCGTCTGGCTCTGCCTCGTCGGTGGAATCGTTCAGATTGTGGAAGCCTGTAAGGTAAATCCAGTTTCCTCACTGAGTCTGGCCTTGGGAATCCTTCGGGTTCTAGTCACCGGCCTTGTTGGTTGGGGATGTTTCTTTATTTCCGCAGGTGTGTGTGCCTTCTTTTTCGGTAAGTCGGTGAAGTAAAACCTTCAAACCGAACGACTGCCCGGTTCCGTGGCTAAAAACGGAACACTAAAACTCAACAATAACCCCATAAACCCCCGGTCGTCACTGACCGGGGTTAAATTTTTCTTGACAAGAGTATAAAAAGTGTTAAGGTGAGTCAAATGGAAAATCCTAAATACGTCATCGTAGAAGACATGGGATTGGAATTGCCCATCGTTTTTAGCCCGATTTTAAGTCACTCCGACGTTGTAAACCATCTAAAGAATTTCAAGGGGTGTAAGGTTGTCTCTGCTGGTGAATGTACTCCAAGGTGTATCAGAGGCGATAACAAGACTGCCTGGGGTTGTTGGGGGAAAAGCGTGACACTGAACATCAAGAGCAGAAACGAGATTGACGAAGAAATTCTTGATAAACACTTTAACCTTCATTCATCGGATTAAAATATGGACTTAGACCCAGGTGGTTTTGTAAGCGACGAATTGCGTAGGCTGTTCAACCAAGGCAAACCAGTGGTTACATACGAAGAAGTTGACAACTGCGGCCTGGCCCATATCAGAGACGTTGACGCGGCACCTGAATACGCCCTTGAACTGGCTTGTAAGGATTACGCTCCTGATTTCGATTACGTTGACGACTGGGAAAACGGAAGATTTGTTAAACGAATTGCTTGACATTCGTTTCCAATCTGTTAAATTCTCACCATGATAACATTCAAGTCTGATACTGAACTGGAAGTCGTTACAAACTTCGACGAAGCAACCGACACCATTACTGGTATGGAAACGGAAACATTCAAGGCTGGTGAAAAGGTGGATGCGGAAATCATTGATGACCGTGATGAAAAGGGTGAACTGTTCGTTGACCTTCAATTCGGCGACGGTTCAGTTGCCTACGGTGTTCAACGTGCCTGTTTCGACGTGATTTAACCCTTGACATTAACAACGAAAAGATTACCCTACTCCCATGAGTGACGAAATCAAAAAGTTGGAAATCGACAAGGTTTGGACGGGCGATGGTTTCGGCCAAGCCGATGCCGTTCTACTTCACCAACTTAAACGTGAAGGGAATTGTGCCATTTACTCCACTTCCAAGGTCAAGACTCCTGCCAAAATCACTGGCTATGAAGTCTTTCGGTTCAAAACCATTCTGAAGGGAACTCCACTTCCGGGTAATGTTCAAGTTGAACAAACGTATGAACAGTATCCCGGAACGGGAATGTTTGGTAAAACGGCATGGAACGTTCATTCCCTTGGCCGTGCTGAAGAACTCTTTGAAGAGTTGCTTAAGGAAGACAAGGATAAAGTCGCCCAAGCGGAAACTGACGCTGCCAACGGTGTTGTTACGAAGCGCCGGGGGCGCCCACCGAAACCAAAGTCGGTATAAAAACTCTTGACATTCTATAAAGAATGTTGTAACTTGATTCTCGGTCGAAAGACTGTGACAAAACCCTGAAAATGGGTTCACATAGACGGTGAAGGGTTCTGGTAGTGTAGTGGATTAGCACAGGCTCAAGGGCTTAACACGGGTTCGAATCCCGTTCAGAACGAAGTAGCCGGAACAACTGAGCGTAGGCTCCGTGAAATCGTGTTTATATAGAAGCTGGGAGCAGATAGGGCGGCTAATGTCAAACTGACATTTGACCGGGCGAACCTATCACCGTTTACTTCGCCGTAAATGGAAAAGCTCCCAGCACAATTTTCTTGACAATTGATTGGGATTTGATATGATTATATCAAATGAAGAACGTGATGAAATCGCAGGTGGAACTTTACAAATCCATCCGAAAGCCCTTCGCTCCCGCCGTAAAGGTTGAGCGACCGAACAGGGGAGGCGGGTATCGCCGGCCTCAAGGAAACTGGAAGAAATTCCTTGACAAAGACTAACCATCAAAGTATAATAACCACCATGAAGCTCTTCGCTACCGCAAGGTATGACGTGATGAAGGATAAATTTTTGGCAGTTCTCCGTGGAGGGTCATTCTTTTCCATCCCTGATGACCAAGCCTACGAACTGGGAATTGAGGATGGTGATAACTTATACGTTGTAATCGAAAGGGGTTACGACTCTTGTAAAGTGGTTGAAAGGGCAGCATGAAATACACCGTGGATGAAGTGTTGGATATTCTTTTCGAGGATGAAATGCTTTATCCCTCCGGTAAGGATGCCGAAGAAATGGCTGACCTTCATAGTGTTTTGGCTGACATGGTTGTAGAAGGAAAAATCAATTTAGTCATGGTTGACGGTAGGCCGGCATTCAAAGCTCCCAAAGCCTTAATTCTCATCAATAACTTGACATTTACCCCTGAAATGTTAAATTAACCCCTATGACCGACCAGGCCATTTATCAGAAAGTTTTTGAGTTTGCTTCTCATGCCCATGACAAACGGGCATTGAAGCCAGAAAATCGTTTTCGTAAAGGAACTGGTATTCCTTACATCACTCATCCTGTTGCAGTCAAGGATATTGCCATCAATCGGGCAAATGATTACTATCCAGATGGTTCTGTTCATATCTTTTTGATTTCCTTGGTTGCTCTTCTCCACGATGTTCTTGAAGATACAGATGTTTCGCCAGCAGAACTCGCATCCACGTTACAAGGTTGGTTGACTAAAGATCAAACCTATGACGTTACACATGCTATTGGTCTTCTCACAAAGCCGTTGGAAAATTTCAATATCATTGAGTATCTGTTGAGGATTAGAACCGATACTTATGCTCTCGTTGTCAAACTGTCCGACCTTGACCATAACATGAGTGACTTAAAACCAAGCAATTTGCTTGACAAATACAAGCTCTGCCATTACTTTCTGACTCAGTGAAATTCGTTTTCAAATATCGTAGCGGTCGCGATTGGATGACCGAAAAATCGGTGACTAAAGATTTCCCCGATGCTTCCTATGCTGAAGCATTCGCCGATGGGCTTCAAAAGGGTGGAGCAGGAAAGATTTCAGTCGAGACAAACCAACCAAAACAATACCTTTGTGTAGTGTGTAAAGAGATTCCGGTGAATCCACATGAAGGATTTGACACATGTCCCGACTGTGTTAGTAAGGTGTAAATTATGGGCAAGACATACAAAGACAACAAAGACAAGTGGAAACACAAAATCAAACACGATAAGCCGAACAAGTTCAACAAAGGCAACAAACCTCGCCATGATGACAGTGGCGGAGATAAGAAACATTCTCCCTTTGATGACTCACAGGGTTATCACGAATCGTTTGGCGGTTAGGCCAACGCAACTGGCGGTATAGCCCAATGGCAGAGGCAGCAGACTTAAAATCTGTTCAGTGTCGGTTCGAGTCCGACTACCGCTACCAATTTTATGAGACAACTTGAAGAAATTCTGGCTCAATGTCGGAGTGAAGCCGGAGAACATTACGAGAAACATATCGACACCTTTCAAGGAATAGCTTCAAGGGCTGAAGTTGTTATGTTTAATAGTAGTGTAAGACGGCTTGACAAGATGGAAGAAATGTATAACATTCTAATGATACTCGAATCCTATCTTCAACGACCGTCTTTAGACGGCAGAACAGACCGTCAAGACATGAGGAAAAAGTTAAAAGAAATGCTTGACAAATTGTAATAATTACAATAAATTCATCCCATGATTGAAGTTCAAAGACAAACCGAAGTTACACATGTAACAAACAAGATTGAAGATTTCTTGTTGGAAGTTTTCAATTCCGAACCGGAAGTGGCCTATCATCAAAAGGAACTTCTGACAATGATTCGGATGGAATACTCTCACGAATTCGGATGGGAACTGGAAGCCCATGTAGCTCGTGCTCTGGACAAACATCACTGTAACAATTTCATCAAACGAGTGGCACCGGCCACGTTTGAATCCATCAATGGTCCGGACGAGATTTACAGTGAAAGGGAAACCGGACACATGCCGGAGGGAGAAACTGTCCATCGGCCCTTCAATGTTCACTTGAGGGAACAACAAAACAAGTTTAGGAGTCAGAAAGAATTCAACGAAGCCGTTCGTAAGACTGAAAGTTCAGTTGGGATTCTCCGACTCAACAAGATGACTGACCAACAGATTTCCGACTCTTTGATTCAAGCTGGCTTCAATCATCTGATTGTGAAAAAAGTTCTCAGACTTCCGAAGAAAACGGTTGCCAATCTATAATAATCAAGTAATCTATTACTATGAATATCAGTTTGACTCTGACCGAAGCAACGGAACTCATTCGTCAAGCTTTGAAGATTCCAAATCATCAAGAGCTCATCGTAAAGATTTTTGTGGAGAGTCATCCGTATGCTGTTGCACTTCACAAAGTTCAGAAAGAATTTCCTCGTCATTTCGCTGAACAGAAAATTTCGGCCATCAAACTGTTTCGTGAATTGGTTCCGAAGGTGGAGAATCCCCACAATCCAAACGGGGATAAGGTGCCCGGCGTTGGTCTGGCCGATGGTAAATGGGCCGTCGAAAACATCGAAACGGCTCTTGACAACCTCAACAAATATAGTAAACTCCGTCTATGAAAATTGAACCAAACGATGAAGCTGGTGGTGGTAGAACTGGTACACTCCAAAACATTTCGGTTGCTGAAATCAATCGAATTCTTGGGTTTACTCCAAACGTGGAAGATGACCCGGACAAGGTTGTGAACAGTTGGGGATTCAAAGCCGATGGAATTCCTTGTGGAATCTGGGACTACAAGGGCAGTCACAAGGCCGGACAGTTTTCCACGGATGGACCGGAAGTCGTTTTCAAGACTTTGTTTGGTGACAAATATTCCAACAGATAAAATATGAAAGAAAAAGTCATTCGGATTAACGCAAAGTGTTCGGACATGTTCTCCGCTAGTATCGTTGACGAAAAGGGGAAAGTTCTGAAAGAATACGATGGTTATGTTCCCCGTTTCTTCCCCGGAGAACACTTCGGCGACTACATTGAACTTGACATTGAACTGGAAACCGGTCGAATCCTAAATTGGAAAAAACCTACACAATCCGATATCAATTCTTTGTAAAACCCTTGACATTGTTGAGATTTTACAGTAAGGTTCTCCAATGAAAATCGACCTAAATGAAATAGACAGAACACAGTTTATGGTCCATGAACATATCCTTTTAGGGGAAGTCGTTCATTTGGTTCAACCTTGTCACATAGGCGCAAAATGGACACAAAACAACAAACACTTTCGGTCTTCTGTTTGGAATTCTGAAGGTGAATTGATTTCTGCCGGTTTTCCTAAATTCACCAATTGGGGCGAGAATCCTGACAACTTCCCTGTTCCTACTTCTTTGAAGAGTTGTAACGTCATGGAGAAGCTTGACGGTTCCCTTCTTATCGTCTCGAAATACAAGGGCGAATTCATTCTCCGCACTCGTGGCACGGTTGACGCTCACAATCTGGACAATGGACATGAATTGGAAATCTTCAAAAATGAAGTGTTGCCTTTGTTGAAAGAACGAACTGAGATGCTTGATACTTGGATTACATCCCTCTTGTTTGAGTGGCTTTCTCCTGTCAATCGAATTGTTCTTAGCTACGGCGACGTTCCGATTTTCAAGTTCATCGGTGCAATTTCACATGCTGATTACTCATTGTGGAATCAGGGACTTTGTAACGTCTTTGCTAAAGACAACGAACTTTCTCGTCCTGAAGTTTACACATTTGATTCTGTTGACGACTTGATGACGAACGTTGACCAATGGAAGGGTAAGGAAGGCGTTGTTATCTATTCCAAAGACGGCCAGGCACTCCACAAAGTCAAATCGGCATGGTATCTTGCTCTTCATCACATGAAGTCAGAACTGGCTTCTTTCGACAAAGTGATTGACGTTTGGTTTACTCTTGGTAAGCCGGAATATCAAGCTTTTTATAGTCACGTTGCTACTACGTTTGACTTTGAATTGGCCAATCAAATCCAAGGTGACATGAGCCGTATCTGTGACGGTTCCAAGGAAGTTGCCAAGATTGTTGACGGAATGATTCGTTTCGTTGACGGTGTTCGGTCCATGCCATTACGTCGGGACCAAGCTCAAAAGATTCTTTCATCTTACGGTGAAACAAATCGTGGTTCATTCTGTTTCAAGTTGCTTGACAACAAGCCACTCGCAGACGATGATTTGAAAAAACTACTGTATCAAGTGTTAAAATGATTTGACATTCGTTCGGAATATAATATCTTTCATCAATGAATGTTGAAATCTATCGGGAACAAGAAGACGGTAAGGAAATCACCATTGTTTGTGATTGCAAGTATTGGTCAGCAACCCGTGGCTTCCGTGACAAGTATGGATGTCCCGAAGAACCTGATTCGCCGGCTGAAATCGAAATTCAAACCTCCATCAACAAGGAAACAAATGAAGATGTTGAATTGACCGATGAAGAAATGGATAAAGTAATCGAAAAGGGATTTGAACAGATTGCTGATATGGAAGCTGATTATCCCGAACCTGAATGGCATGATTTCGATGAAACTCCAGTCGATAACAATTAAAAGTTGACCAAACAACAAACGTAGGTTAAAATAACAATATGAACAGAATTAAAGTTCTCGTCCTGAACAAGAAAGCGGAAGTCTTCAATCCCTTCTCTGACATTGATTCCGCCATGGCCTTTCTTCTCCGAACTGGATACATCAACAACAAGACGGTTATTCTCCAACGTGGCGATAGGGCCCGTGTTTTCGAGACTATCACGGATGTTCTGGCGTTGCAGAAGGAACTTCATCAGTTATCCACAACTCTGTGAATCTCATTTTAGTCATTCTCTCAATTGTCATTGTTCCGATTGGATGTTGTTTTTGTATAAATACTCTCTTCGGAACTAGCATTCCATATTCGTTTCTATCTTGGTTCTGTTTCTTTTTTATTGGATTGGTGATTCGATTTCTTATCACTCCAGTTGTCGTTCAAAACCAAGTAATTTTTCCACCAGCACCAAAACTAGACGACAGAGATAATGAGTTATAGAAAACAAAAACTAAGATTGTATCAACAAAATCCCCGATGTTTTTGGTGTAACGAGTTAACCATACTCACCAATGAAAAACATCTCAGTAAGCCAGACAAGAGAATGGCAACAGTGGACCACTTGATTTCTCGTTATGACCCCAGACGTTGGCTTCGTACACCAACCAATGAACAACGAAAAGTTTTGGCATGTTTTGAATGTAATCAACGCCGACAAAAAAAAGAAACTGCACAACTTTCAGAAGCAGAAAAGTTAGCTCGTTCTCTTGGTATTGTATTCAAACCAAAAAACAATCTTCCATCAACATTGGAACAGCTCAAAGAATTGTATGCTGAACAGGGATTTGAACTGGATATAAATAATGGACAACCCAAAGCCATTATAGTAATGTCTAGTGTAAATGTTGACTAATAATCATACTCAAGAAGCCATCCTAATCAAGCAAGAGCCTGAAATTGCAAAGATTCAAGTCGATATGATGAACATGAATGGATTTCGTGCAGTAAAACGGGACGGAAGTTGGGTTCTTTGGGAATTGGAAAAGTGGCCGGAAGTCATGGTTTGGCTTCAAAACTTTCAAACAGATTTCAGCCAACAATACATTTTGATGTTGGTCTTTAAGTCTGGCGTATTAAATGGCAGAACATTTCAAGCCAATGAACAGAGATTATCCCTTGGTTTTCCTTCAATGACTAGCGAAGATGTTGAACGTCTTTCTTCTTTTGTCAGCCCTTGGGTCCAAGTTGACCATCATCCTTCTTAATTTTCTCCTTGACTTTCTTGGTGAATTTGTTATAGTATTGGTGTGGATGAGGCCGACCGAAAAGGCGCCAAGAGTAGGGTACCTGGGAAACGGCAAAAACTTTAACGATATCGTAAATAGTTAAAAGATTCTCCGTGATTTCCTTGACAAATTCTCATGTCATGTTAATATGTTCCATGACGAAAATCGAAATCAAAAACTTCTTCAAGTCGAAACTTGCTGTTGACTCCAATTGGGCCGTCAAGGGCATGTTGAGGATTTACGAATTCCAAACGGCCACGGAACAAGCCACGGGTGCCACAAGGGAACATAACAATGTTGGTTTTTCTGGTTGTGATGGTGAAATCCTTAGTTCCTTCTGTGAACAGATCAAGAAAGGTCGTGTTCTCAGCCCTAAACAAATGGCCTTGGTTTTCAAGAAAATGCCTCGTTACTGGAAACAACTAGCCATAATTGCTGGCCAAGAAGCAATCGAAAAGGCTTATCTGAACCATATCACCAAAGAATCTGAAAAGGAAGAAGTTGCTGCTTGAAGCGATTCATTTACAAAAACCGTGGCGGAAAACCACTGGAAGGTTTCCCCGTTGTTATTGATGCTGAGGATATTCTGAAAGCAGACGAAATCTTCAAGAAACAAACCGGAATTGACCCGGTCAAATCTCCTTGGGTTGGTTGTTCAGTTGAATTTAATATCCAAAAGAGTCTTGACAAGTTAAATGAATGTGATACTTTTCGGTCAACAGTATAAAAAATAAAAACTATGAACAAAAAACAAGCACTCCGTTGGTTCCATCGCAACTGTGGCCTTTCCATCAAGGGCGTCTATTCCATCACTCGGAATGGCGAAACCGTTACTGGCAAGGATTGTAACAAAGTCCGCAACGATTTTCTCACCTTGGTTGCCAAAATTGGCTAATCAATCAATCCCATGAAAAAAACAGGCCCAGTTCCAGTAAAGGAAATCAATCTCTCCGACCTTGAAGGCGAGTGGGTTGGACGTTACAGGGGGCATTTTGACCAAGTGATTCGATTCACGGTCATTGATACTGTTCTGGTTGCCACCAAAGTCACTGGTGATGAACATGTTCCAGGTGGTGAAGTGACGTTCAAGGCAGACCTTCATCGCAACGGAATTGGTCTTGGCCAAGTCGCCGAAAAAGAATTTCGGAATGCTACATGGGTTCCGGGACGATTGATTGTCGTTGATAAGGAACACGTTACATTCTACTGGGACGGCTGTGGAGTTGTGGAATTCCGAAAAGACGATTGACAAAAACCAAAAAACTGATACATTCTCAAAAGTATGAATAAACCAACCATTACTCTCTACATCGCTGCTCGTGATTTGAACCTTGTTGAAAACGGTCCCGTCACCGGTCGTAATCGTCGTGACGCTGTTGCCCATCTTATCCAAGTCTCTTTTCCTCTGGATCATTACGAAATGGTTCCCAGTGTGGAGAATCTTGGTCTGTTCACCGTTACTCGCCGATGATCATCGTGGGCGACATACACGGGCGGCTTAGGGAACTGAATGCTATTGCCCGAAAGAACAAATCTGAAACCATCGTTCAGATTGGTGATTTTGGTTTTGGTTTTGGCGAAATGTTTGACATTGACGGAAAGTTGATTGAACCAAACATCCGATTTTTCCGTGGCAACCATGACAGTCCGGAACTGTGTAATGCCCATCCTCAATCCCTTGGTGACTTCGGCTTGTTTGAAGGAATGTTTTTTGTCGCTGGTGCTGACTCCATTGACAAAGATATGAGAATCGAAGGGCAGTCTTGGTGGCGAAACGAAGAGTTGACCATTCAACAGTTCAATGAAGCGATTGATCAATACAGCGCCGTTGAGCCAGAAGTCGTTTTGACGCACGATTGCCCTCAATCCATAGCCAGAGACTACTTCGGAATCCCTGAAGTGTCCAGAACTCGCCAAGGGTTGCAGGCGATGCTTGAGATTCACAGACCGAAACTCTGGATTTTCGGGCATCACCATCGTCATTTTGTGAAAGATGACAAGGGTTGTGTTTTCCGTTGTCTTCCGGAACTCCAAACATACAGATTACCACCAAACTAACTATGATAAAAATCCACATACATCTAACAATTAAAGATGGTTACATTCGAGGCGATGAAATTCGTAATGATAACAGCCGAGGAAAGAATGTTTACCATTACATCGCCGACGGGTTTCCAACCAGTTTGGCAAGATTTTCGGCAGCAGTTGACCGAATCATGTTTGATGAAGCCGG